CGGGATCGACGTGCGGAACACGAACTCGTGGCCCGTCTTCTCATTCGCCTCCATGTAGGGCGCGTCGTCGGTGTAGTCGTTGCACTGCGACAACATCTCGGAGATTTCCGGGACATTGCCTTCGGGGTCGGTGCGGGACGCTACATCAACGAGGGTCGGCCATTGCCCGGTCGCCATATTCTGGGCTCCTTGCGTTAGAGCTTCTTGTTGTTATCGTTCAAGCAACCAATCATCGCTCCATGTTGGCGCTTGAGGGGTGAGTATAGATGCCGCTCTTGGGCGGCTTGCCGTTGCCCTTCGGGGGCCTGATGTCGCGGGGCACGCTTGCGGCCTGGGGCTCATCGAGAAAGCGGGCGGCATTGTGCAGAAGGCGCAGGAGGGCCGGGTGATCGCTCGCGCCCGTGGCGCGGTCGAAATCCTGGAATTCCTTCAAGTCACGCTCATACTGCGGCGTCCCCGGCTTGGCCGAAGAGATGAGCAAATCGCGCATGCGCGCTGCTGCGGCGAGCGCCGTCTGATGGCCCGAGCCGCCCAGTTCCGGGTCGGCCATCACCATCTTGCGCCACCCGGCGCGGGTGTCGTTGAAAGCCGAATATTGGTCGGCGCGAAGTTGCGTCGCATACTCGTCCATGACCTCGGCGGCCATGTCGAGGAGCTTCTGTCCCGTCTCGGGTGCGGCTTTCGTATCCCGCAGGAGCGCCGTGAAGATCTCCATGCGCGGGTGATCGGCTTTGATGAGCTCGGGAACTTTGAACTCGTATTTGATCTCGGTGGGCGCAGCTTCAGCCGGTTTTGCGGGCTCCGCTGGTTTCGCCGGATCGGCAGGCTTGGCCGCGTCGGCTGCAGGCTTTACGGCATCTGCCGCCGGCTTGGCTTTCTCCGCAGCGGCGGCATCCTTTGCGGCCTTGTCGGCATCGAAGTTCTCAAGGATCGTCGCATCGCGCGGCGGCTCTGCTGGTGCGGCTGCTGCGGGTGCAACCGGCGTCTCGGGCAAAGGGGTGGCTGCGGGCGCGGTTGGCGCATCGCCCGCAGCCGGAGCTGTCACGGGGACAGCGGGCGCGGCGGCAACAGGAGGCGAAGGCTCGGTTGCGGCCGGCGTCACGGCTGCGACTGTAGGACTCGCATCCGGAAGGGATTCGGTTTTGACTACATCAGCCATTACGGGATTCGCGGCCTGCGGCGCTCGCGCGGCGGGGCAAAGCGGGGATCGTTCTCGACGTGCATGAGATGGACTGCGGCATGATCAAGCCGCAGCCATTGGTGATAGAGCCGCAGGCCCAAATCCTGCTCGCCCTTGGCGTACCATGTCGCGTAAGGGTCGGGCGTGCCGGCGGGAGAGGCGGGGAACCTTGTCTCGAAGGCGTGCGCGCCCATGCTTCCGACAATGACACGCCAAAGCTCGCGGCGGCCGACAGGGTCAGCGAGCACGGCTTTCCAGAACGAGGCTGATTCGCGCGCCTCGCGCTCGATGCGGTTCTCACGCTTCCTGCGCCCCGAGACGGCAACCGATTCGGTGCGGTCATCGGTGACTGCGGAAACCGGAGCGTCATCGTCTTCTGGGAGATCGTCATCACTCAATGCAGGCTCACGCTATCGGGGATGATGATGCCGCCACGGCTTAGTTTCGGGGCCGGCATGTAGCCCACGGGTCGCGTATCGCGATGCGGGCCGGGGAGTTCCTTGGGGAGAATCATGCCGACTCTGTTCGTCCGCATGGTGCGGGTGCGCTCGGCAAGAACCAGCAGATTGCGGAGGTTGTCGGCGAGCATGACGAAGGCGGGATGCAACTGGCCATCGGCGATTTTGAGCCTCGTGCCGTCTTCCTGCTTGATGCCCCGCAACCAATCGCCCGCCCGCTTGTGGCATTCGGCCATCTGGCGGCCAAAAGTGAGCCAGCGGGTGTCCTCGCGCCAGGTCGAGGCTTGCTTACAGCAACCTTCGACCAAACGCAGTGCGCGTCTCAGACGGTCATAAATCAATCCTCCGGTTGGACGCACCGACAGCTTCTCGGCGGCCTCTGCGGCAAGCCGCAGGTTGGTCGCGAGGCAGTCGAAGATTTCGATCTCGGTGAGGGCACCCATGGTCCCCAAGCCCTGCCGTGATTTGGGGGCGGGCCGCAATGGGGTGTGGGCAGTTCCAGGCACATGCGGGATTGCATGGTATTATGCGGGACGAATCGGGCACTGGGGATAAGATTTTGAGCGCTCTCGATCGCAAGGACTGGCTGTCGCGCAAGGAGGCAGCCATCTATCTTGGCGAGTTGGGCTATCCAATCGCGCCGAAGACGCTTTCGAATCTCGGCAGCAATGGCAATGCCAAGGGCGGGCCGCCGTTCACGCAATATCGCTGGCGAATGGTGCGGTATCGCCGCGCCGATCTAGAGCTTTGGGCACGCAATCAGAGCCGGCGGGTAGAATGAACCGGTTCCGAGTGCGAACTGGTTAGATGCCGCTCGTCTTGGGAATGACAAATCTCAGATCATCGATGGAGACCTCGGCGCCGCCATCGATGAGCGCAACGCCGATCTCATGCCCATTGATGGTTACGGTGTCGCCGTAGCTTTCGCCGAGATAGACGTGGACGACGCACTCACCTTTGGATTGATAGCCGAAGGCGACCACATCTTGTCCGCCATCGAGGACAAGGGCCGCGCAGAAACCAAAGGCGAGTGCGAGGAATCCATCAGGCATCACGCTCCTCCCTGTGGTTGTTGGCCGACCAAAGCGCCAAGCGCCGAATTCCCGCCCGGCAGTTGCGTGTCGCTCAACGTCTTGGCCGCCGTCACCGCCGCCATCGCCTGTTGCGGGGCCTGTGCCGCCTGCATCGCCTTCTGGCGGATGGCGTCGTGCTCTTTGATCTCGTCATCGGTGAACACGCAGTCATTCGGATAGTTATTCAAATCCGCATAATGCTTCATCGACTTGTCGAGATTGATGACGCGGATCGGATCAGGCACACCTGCGGCCTTGGCCGCAGATGACAACGCGCCTGCGGTCGCAAAGACATCCTTCATGGCGATTGATTCGGCGCTCCGTTGGGCCAATCTCAGAATCGAGACATAGGTAATCTTGAGCGGGACGCCTCGAAGCGATTGTGGACGCGGTTTCAACATCCCGCGCCGTTCCAGGATTTCCATCGTGCGCTCGATGGCGAGATCGAACTCATTCTCGGCAAGCGTGATGACGGGGCCGAGTTCCTGCAGACGTTCGAGATCCCGCTTGGTCAATTCAAGCTCGTTGCGCGGTTGCACGCCTTCCATGCGCGAGATTGCCATGAACAGATCAACGAACAGGCAATGGTCGATTCGCCCCTCGATCTTTGTAATATCCGCCGTGAGGCCCGTGAGCCATTGTGCCGCGACCTCGAACAGCGGCCAGAAGCCTTTCTTCTGCCCGGCCGTGTTCATGTAAGTGATCATGCCAGGCATGATCGAAGCCGGCTCGTTCTTGAGCTCGGGCTCGGCGCCCATGGGGGGACGAATCCCCTTCTCGATGAACTCGCCCTTGCGCATGTCCTCCGTCTGGAGTTGTCGGTTATCGCCGATCGCGTCCATACAGGGGGAGCGGCCATAGGCATCGTTCGACACATGCGACCAGCGGAGCGCCATGAAGGGACGGATCGCGCGGAAGCCGCGAACCGAGAGCGGTTTCTCGGTCTTCGTGCCCTTGAGCCAATAGACCTCGCGCCAAGTGAATTTTCCAGGGATGACCTTGACGCTGCCGCCAGCCCGGTTCGGCAAATCGAAGTTGGGCTCGATGGCGCGCGCGATCACGAACTCGGTCTCGTATTGACCCGCTTTCCAGGCGCGGCACACAACCTCGGGGCAGTTCTCGATCGTGAACATGCCGACGATCGCCGAGACCGTCATGGTGAATTCGCTGTAGTGCTCGGTCACATCGAATCGCGCGCCCAGGCCGAGATAATATTCACCCGCGCATGGCAGATAGAGCCGGATCACATCCTGCGCGTCCTCATAGATGATCGGCGGGGCGGTGCCGATCACCACGAGGTCACGGAAGGCCTGCGCCATGATCGAATAGAAGTTCGACTGGGCGAACACCGTGTAGATTTTCTGCTCGGTATCGGTGAGCCAATCCTTGGCGTCGGCCGCGATGTCGATCCAGGGAAGCGCGATGCCGACCTTGAACCACGGGCGGGAGGGAGAGCACAGGCCCGTCCACATGCCGGCCGCGCAGGTGCGGACCGCAAGCAATCCGTGCGAATTGATGATCTGGGTGTTGATGTTTCCGCCCCGCCACATGCGGTTCGCGGTGACGAGCCACACGTAGCGGAAGGGCAAAAAGAA